AAGGCTGCCGAGAAAGCGGCTAAGGCCCAAAAATCGAAGAAGGCCGAGAAGATGAAGGAACCTGAGTGGAAGGATCAAGCCAAGGCTGAATCGGGCGGTGAATAGCCATGGCGGCTTACGTCATACTTGAGGAGGCAAACACCTACTTCGCATCGAGGCTTCACGCCGAAGCCTGGACCGCTGCAGCCGATGTCGACAAGCAGAAAGCCCTCGACATGGCGACTAGGGCAATCAATCGGACGCCTGTAAAGGGTGTCAAGACGAGCTACGACCAGACGAACCAGTTCCCGCGCTACCCGGACATGGAGGTCCCGCAAGCCGTGAAGGACGCCTGCTGCGAGGAGGCGCTGGCCATCCTCGAGAGAGGTAACAGCCAGCGTCGCAGGCTGCAACAAGAAGGCGTGCAGTCGCTCAGCGTGGGCGGGCTGTCGGAGACCTATGTGGCCGGCGCGAGGGGTAGGGGGCTGATTAGCGAGGAAGCCAGGGAATTGCTTAGGCCGTGGCTTCTCGGGGCGGTGAGCATCACGTGATACGTGGGTACCTGAACCAGAACGCGAGATGGAAGAAGCTCATCTCCGAGGACGGCTACCCGCCCCAGCCGGAGGAGCCCGGTACCGAGATCAAGGTCCGCTGGGAAGGCAAACGTCGCCTTGTCCGTAATGCTCAAGGTGTTGAGGTGGTGTCTGAGGCCCGGGTGTTTTGCGTCGAGGACATCAAGCCCGGAGACGTTCTCGAATACGGCGGCCGCGACTGGCCGGTGATAGCAGTCTCGGAAGCCGTAGGGCTGGACGGTACTGTGTGGTTTCGAGAGGCGGCGGTGTAGGTGGCCAGAAAGAGGACATGGTTCGACGCTGACCCTGCCAGGGATCTCGCCGCCCGGGTTGGAATGAAGACCCTCCATGACGGAGCGGAGGCGATCCTCACGGAGAGTTTGAAAGAGGTCCCCCTCTCGACAGGCACTCTGGCGAGATCGGGGACGGTCACAGACTTTCCGAGCAGAAACGAAGTGTATGTCTCCTACAACACGCCATACGCGGTACGCCAACATGAAGACCTCGGTTTGCGACACCCTGACCCCCGCAACCCACTCTCAACACCCGGCCGCAAGGCTAAGTACTTGGAGGACCCGTTCGACAGGCTCAAGGCTAAGGTTATGAAGCTGGTCAGGCTGAGGGTAAAAAAGGCGCTCAGGGATGCCGAGTAGGAGGTGAGGCCGGTTGCTCCTCGACGACATAGCATCATACCTACAACAGCAAGGTATCTCCGGCGTCTACAAGGGCTTCATGCCCGACACTCCCGACAATTTGGTGGCGCTCTTCGAGTACGCTGGCGAGCCGATGGAACTCACTATGGGAGATGATGACCCGGTACTAGAGCGTCCGGGGCTGCAAGTTCGGGTTCGTGACACATCATACCCGGCCGGAAGAGCCAAGATCGGTCAGATCGTCGATTTCCTCCACGGACTCTCGGAAGTGGTCGTAAACGGCACCAGGTATCTCCTCATTCGAGCAAATCAGAGCCCCGAGTCGCTGGGGCTTGATGCGAATAACAGGTCGGAGTTCGTCTGCAACTTTTCCGTTCTCAAGGAACGGTAGGAGGGATTAAAGTGGCAATAGCCGGGAAAGGCGGCTCGATCAAGTTTGATAACGGCAGCATCGCGGAAATGGAGAATTGGAGCCTTGATGTAGGCGTCGACGAGATCGAGACCACCAACTTCGATTCCAACGACTGGAAGGAGTTCATGGCTGGTCTCAAGGAGTGGAGCGGCTCCTTTGAAGGAAATCTGGTCAAGGGCCACAAGGCCGCGCTCTTCGATAAGCTCGGCACGATAGCGAGCATTGAACTCAAGGTAACGGCGACAGACGGCGCGATCACCTTCACGGGCCAGGCTTTCTTGACCGGTCTTAACGTCGAGGTGGGCGTTGCAGACAAAGCAAGCCTCTCGGCCGACTTCAGGGGTACGGGGCCGCTGACCCCGACCGAGACGTAAGGGGCTGAGAACATGGCCATGACAGGTAAAGTCGGGGCGGTATACACCAGCGACGTGGGCACCGCCCCCGTCCCTTTTGTTGACAAGCCGACGACACCTGACGCCGAGCGAAAGCGGTTTCAGGTCACAGATCCCGGTTGCAGGTACTGGGACCCCGAGACTCCGGTCACGGTCAAGATCGACGGTGACATCGTCACGACCGGCTTTACACTCGAGGGCGCCGGCGGCTTCGTGGTCTTCGACGAAGCACAGGACTCAGAGGCCGTTGTGACCGTCTCGGGCAGCGCTCTCAGCATCGACCAGGCGGGCGGGTTTTTCAATTGGTCGATAGATGCCGAGGTGGACGAGGAGGACGCAACCACTTTCGAGTCCGGCGGCTGGAAGGAATACGAGCCGATCCTGAAAGGCTGGTCGGGCGGCGCCGAAGCCTTCTGGGGGGACGAGCGGTTCTTCGAGTCGTTGGGTAAGGTCGTGGTCGTTAAGCTCTTCGTTGACGCTGGTCCATCTCAGACCTGCTTGGAGGGCTACGCGATCATCACGTCGGAGGGCGTTGAAGCGCCTGTGGACGGCTTGGTTGAGCAGAGCATCGATTTCCGAGGCGTCGGACCTTTGTGCCTGAGAGGATTTGAGGAGTGATCTGAGAGTTATGCGTACTACGCGCTTACGGCTCATTGTGCCCCAAGCCAACGGGTTCGGGACACGAGTCTTTCTTGACGACAAGGAACTCAAGGGCGTGACGGCGATAGACCTCAAGATTCGCCTCGACCAGCCAAACGAAGCGACGATCAGCTTCATACCCGACGCAGTGAACTTCGAGGGTGAAGTCGATGCGGCGGGGCAGATTCCCAAGGAGGATACTCCATGCGTAACAAAGCAGTAACCATAGCCAGCAAGACCGTAGACGTGCAGGAGCGCCGGATCGGCGAACTTAAGCAGCTGGTCGCGGACCTCTTCCCGGGTTCGGGGGGCAATCTGGCCAACATCGACATTTCAAAGATCCTTGAGACCAACGTGAACGATCTTCTGTACAAGAAGCTGCCCGAAGTCTTTCCGGGGCTGACGGAAGAGGACATCGACAACGCGTACCCGAGCGAGATTGAGGCGCTGGTGGAGGCGTTCGTGGATGTGCATTTTTTCGGCATCAAGAAGCTGATCGGTCCGCTGATGAATCTGGCGCAAGCGGGAGCAGTTCAGCAGACGACGAGCGCTCCTCCAGCGACCCCGACTTCGCGGCAGGGTGGTACGACGCGGAAACGGTAGACCTGCTGGCCTCCGAGTATGGCTGGACGCCGGACGATATAGACAGGTTGTATCGCAGCGAGATACCGAGTATCGTCAAGGCCCTGAGTAAGCGGAAACTGGCCGAGCGGTACCGCGACATGAGGGAGAATTGGGCGTTCTTGGCGTCGGTCGCGACGAATGGGTTCCTTGGGTTGGCGGCCAGTATGTCGGGCAAGAGGCGCAAACCCAAACTTACGTCGCCCGACGACTTCATTAGCAAAGACTTCAAGCGGCTCATGGAGCAGATATTCAATGAAGCCCGGCCCGGCAAACAAACCGACTGGGCTTCATTGATTCAAGACGCGAAGGAGAAGGGGCTTAGGGGGCCGTGGTAGTGTTAGCGTCGCCCGGCCTCCCACCTGTAACCGCACTGCAGGCATGTGATCATTGTTTTCTTGCTGCCGAGTAGCCCACCGAGCAGACCGACCGGGCCTGCGAGCACATTGCCCACCGCTGCCTTGCCAAGGCTGAAGCCCTTGTCTCCAGTGTGGAACTGTGTGGACCCGCATTTAGGGCATTTCATAGCGGTTCCTTGGGATTCGACCGGGGCTGAGCGGCGGGCTGGCGTCACATGCATGGGCGTTACGATAAGATTGTGAAACTCGCCGCACTCGCATTTAACCGCGCCCTGCAGCTCGATGGTAGGCCTGTAGGGGGCTATCAAGTTGGACGAAGCTACTTCGATTTCGCGACCACAGTGTTCACAGCGCCCAACGACCGATGTCCCTTTTCTCTTGACCAGTTCCACGATCAGCCACCTCCTTCAGTAGTGATTGGTCTGGTCTTTCTATGCCCACGCATCAAATCCTCTACTAACGCCGGGAAGGGGTGAACTCCGATGAAAGTTGGCGAGCTCTTTGCCCAGTTGGGCATGGATTTCAGTCAATTCAACAAGGATGAGCGGACGGCTAAACGACGGACGGAGACGTTAGGCTCATCTCTGTCCGGTGTCCTGAAGAACGCATTCTCATTCACGCTGGGAATGGGCTTCTTCTCGGCCGTCCAGACTGGCTTCCGCTCCACAGTAGGCACGATGATAAGTTTCAACGCGCAGATGGAACAGGCCCAGATCGGCTTCACCACCATGCTGGGC